ATCACTAATAACAATAACTTCAAACGTTTCTAAATTAAATGATCTATCTCCTCTTATTACAGTTTTTCTAACTGGTTTGTTTCTTATAATTGACATAAAATTAAATTACATATATTTGACGAGGCATAGCTCTAAACTTAAGAGTTTTGTTTAAGTTTTCAGCTAACAAAGCCTCTCTTTCCATAACTTTTTCAGGTCTAAGTCTTGTTAATCTTCCTTCAGGACCGATTAATTCTTCAACTAATTTAGCCTTTTCATCTTTACCTTCAGTACCTAATGTTGCATAATCCATAGTTAAATCACCATCAGGAGTCTTTAAGTTACCACTGAATTTACCACGAACTCTTGATAGGGTTTCTTTACAATAAGCGGTGAACCATTTTCTAACCCAAACTTGTGCGGGATTATTTAATTTGTACCAACTTATTTTATTAAATGGAACATCTGACGGTAATAGAACAATGTCAGGATTATCCGCTAAACATTTATCTCTATCACCTTGTGAAGTATCATAATACCAATACCAAACTTGACCTTTTGCTAATTCAGCATTACCAAAGTCAAATTTACCACCTGGAGTATTTAAAAGGTGTAAAGCTTTTTTTCCACCTGGAAGTGCTGTGATATAATAAGTTAAATCTCCCGCAAATATTCTTCTTTGTATGTTAACTTCTTGCATTCTTAATAATGTGTCGAAGGCTGGTGTTAAATAATAACTTCCCGCCATATTACCAATTTGAGCAAGACCTCCACCACCACCAAGACCAGTTCCGTTACCAACGCCTGCAAAACCACCTAAACCAAACATTAAGTTGTTTAATGTTGATGGAGTAAACCATAATACTTCATTTATCTCACGACCTGCAGGTATCTCATAAATCTGTTGGTTAGGAACTAACTGTATGTAATCTTTTTTAATTTCCCAATCACCACCCGCTTGTAAACCAACAATTTTAGAATATGCGTAAGTATACCTCGTCTCAAAGTCTAAACTTTTAGTGATAAAGGCTCTTGATAAAGATTGAGTATCTAAATTTAAATTATTTAATGTAGTCCATTGAGATTCAATTAACCAATCTTGGACGTATTGAGAATAATCGTCAATTGAATATTCTAATAAAGTGTCCATCATTTCGTCTTCCAATTCTACAGATCTTAAAGGTGCTCCCAATAAGTGTCTAACTTTTTGATAGAATTGACTTCTTTCCGGTTCGTCGATTATTGCCATAGAGTTTTTCTCTATAAATATCTTTAATAATTAATTTGTGTTAGATAGAACAAATGATCTTTTCTCTATCTTTAGATTTAACAGTCAAAGTGGTAGACTCTAAAGTGTTTTTGTCTTTAAAAAAGTATCCATTAATTTTGTCGTATTCAGGTTTTATTCTAAATCTTATTGATAATCTTTTTTCATCACAACCTCGTTGACCTTTGTTGGACCAATATAAATCTATATATTGGATAGGAATAATTAAATCACCTTCATAAATTATGCCCGACATTTTATTTTTAACCTTATCTAAGTACTCCTCAGCTGAAGGTTTACTATTTAACCAAATGAATAATTTATCTATCAATTCATTATATAATTTTATATATATTGGTTTTTCACTTGATAATGAAGACTGTTTAAAAATAGAAAAGAACTCAGACAAATAACTATCAATGAATGGGTCCATTTTTTTAACCTCAAAAAGTGAACCAGTAGGAAATATCGTATTACCATCCTCATCTTTTAGTTCTTGTTTAGTTATTAAATCCGCTTTAATATAATAACTACCACTTTTGAATGACTTAGATAAACAAGAAGTTATTTGAAAAAAGGTGTAGTTTAAAGTTTCAGTACCTGAATGAATTTTTTTCAAAAGTTCGATTAATGTTTCTTTTGCATCATCAGAACACCTATAATCCAATTGTAGTTTTGTTGCGTTTTTTTCAAAATAATCACCAACAAATCTACTTTCATATTTACTGTGTTCCTTTTGTCTTGCATATGCTAACAACCCTTCAATATCATTTGGTATTGTTGTTACGTACCTTTGTTTATTTAGTATTTTTTTAACTTGGTCATCATCATATTCTTTATCAACAATGAAGTCCGATACTAATTCTAAAAAGTTTACAGTTCTATTTGTGTCTTGAAGAGCCAATTGAACTATTACAGGGAATGTACCGACATTTTTTTTACCAAAAAATTCGTCTAGTATAAAAATAGATCTTTCTAATTCATTAATTAAATATTGATCTTCTAAACCATCTCTAAAATTTTTTAATCGACAGTATGGTGATTTTTCGGATTTTGATTGTACACATAAATAATCTATCTTAGAGCTTCTCCTTAGAGCAATTTCATTTATTTCTTGAGATTCGTTAAGTTTTTTTTTATCGGTACGACCTACAAATAAATCATTAACAAATCCCCAATTAACGACATCCCAAAACTTTTTGATATATTCGTCACGTTTGTTTTGATATTTCAAGTAATAAGCGTGTTCCCACACATCAAGTCCTAATAAAGGATAACCACCCTTTTTAACTATATTCATTAATGGGTTATCTTGATTTGGTGTGGACATAATTTTTAAATTACCGTCACTGTTAAGGTACAACCAAGCCCATCCTGAACCAAAACGATCCTGAGCCGCTTTGTTGAACTCATCCTTCATTTTTTTTATGTTACCAAAATCTTTTTTAATTTTTTTCAAAATTTCCCCACTTGGGAGTTGTTTTTTTGGAGACAACATTTTCCAAAATAATGCGTGGTTAAAAGCTCCACCGGCATTATTTCTAACTTTATTATCGAATTTACTAATAGTTCTTACAATATCTTCTAACTCTAAATCACCATCAATATCTTTGATGGCTTTATTTAATTTATCAACATACCCTTTGTAGTGTTTATTGTAATGGATATTCATAGTTTTTGAATCTATAAACCTATTTAACGAAGAATATGAATAAGGTAACTTTTCAATACCAATTGATTTCATTTCAGAAACCAAATTTTTTTTGATTAGTTGTTTTTCGTTTAATAAAATTTGTTCAGATAGAAGACTAACTTTTCCCTCGATTCCTTTATGTTCATACATTAGTTCTTCGAGATCGGGATGTTTTTTCTCAAATTTTTTAACAATTTGACCAGCAAACGCGTTTGCTTCGTCTTCATTAACACCACCAATATTAGGACCGTGTTTTCTACCAAGAATTGTCATTTGATATTCGTGAACCCACTCATGAGCTAATGTTCTCATAATGTCTCGGTTTAATCTTCCTTTGGCAAGAACTTTAATTAAATGATCACCTCTTCTACTACCTGTAGACATCTCACCTTTTCTATCATCTAAAAACATAATTTTTAAATCATTCTTAAGTGGGTACTCTTCTTGTAATAAAGAAATAAACTTTTTAACAAAGTCTTTTCGTTTTTTAATATCGGGATTTTCGTATTTGATAGAAACTTTCATCTTTGATAAATATTCTACTGATCAAAAGATTACCGTCTATTGTTAATTAGGTTCAATATTTCTTCAACAATGTCTCCTGTATTTTCAATAACACTATCACCCATTACAGTTCTAATGATTTCTTTCTTACGATTAAGGATGTCATAAATTGCACCCTCAATGGTGTTATCAAACAATGGATAGTAAACTAATACGTTTGATTTTTGACCATAACGATATGCCCTGTCTTCCGCTTGTGCGTGTTCGGCAGGAACAAAAGAAAGGTCATTCATAATAACAGCCTCAGCGGAGGTTAGAGTTAAACCAACACCCGCAGCCTTTAAGTTACCAACAAACACTTTTATTTTATCTTCGTTTTGAAATTGGTCAACAGCTTGTTGACGCATAGCATTAGAACAACTACCATCAAGGTAAACAGCTTGTTTTCCAAAATGTTGGTATATTCTTTGAAGGGTGTCTGTAAAGTTTGTGAATATTATAACTTTTTTTCCTTGTTCTATAATATTTTCAGCAAACTCAATTGTTTGTTTTGTTTTTTCATTTGCAATTACCTTTCTAACTTTCATTAGTTTGGAGAACTGTACTGTTAAAGATGACGACTCATCTGGGTTCTTATCGTACCAATCAAAATATTCTCCCATTAAATCTTCATACTCCTTTGATTTCAATCTCAAATAAACAGGTGTAATAATTTTATCAGGTAAATCCAAAACATCTTCTTTTAATCTACGAAGAATTTGTTTTGATGTTCGATCTCTTAATTCCTCTAAATTAGATGCTCCCGTTACATTCCACACTTTTCTTTTACCTGCAGTAAATTGGAATCCTTGACAATACCTAATAGCGTAAGCTTTCCAATTTTGTGCAACTGGACTTTCAATTAGATTTAATAAATTATAATAATTCATAGGTCGAGAAGTCATTGGTGTTCCCGTTAATAACCAAACTTTATCTACTTTTTTTGCAAAACTATTAATGATTTTTGTTCTTTGCGCTTGAACATTTGAGATCATATGTGCCTCATCTAAGATTACCAAGTCAAATCCACTTTGTAATAATAAAGATTCATCTTTTTTCTTTGGGTCTGAGTCGTGAAAGTTTTTAAGGATATCATAATTAACGATAACAAAATCATCTTCAGTTGAAAATTTCTTGCCTTCCGCAATAAAAACAGGTCTATCTGAATAATTTGCAATTTCTCTTTGCCAATTTATCTTTAAAGATGCGGGGCAAACAATTAATATTTTTTTTGCACCTGTCTCTAACGCCGCAATAATAGTTGATGTTGTTTTACCAAGACCCATGTCATCAGCAAGAATAAATCTTTTAGATCCTGCTAATTTTTCGATCGCAATTTTTTGATGATCAAGTGGAGGACGATGGGAATATTTCAAATAATCAATACTAACAGATTGGACATTATGGGTTTTAATTAAAGCTGATTTTGGAATCCAAAATTCGGATAGTTTATCCTTCTCAAAAAACTTACCCCAAACATGATAAGACTTTTCTTTTTCAACCAAAAGTTTTTCAATATAGATTTGATCAGGTACCTGCATCAAATATTTTTCTTCTGCGAATTTTTTAGAGAAGTAAGAATCAAGCTCAACCCATTTTCGTGCAATTTTAGGTGTTGAGTCGTAATATGTTGTTATATATTCTGATTGACTTCTAGTAGGGTAAAATTTACTAGAAACTTCTTTTTTATGTTTAAGATATAGTATATAATTATTTGCACCACTATAGCTTTCGAGCAACTCTAATGCTTTATGTTCTATCAGTGTTTTTGTTTCCAATTAATCTTTTTTTAAAAAATACTAATAAAAAAGATATTTATCAATAAAATCGTATTATGAGAAGTAATGTTCCTATTACAAGATTTGGTAAATTCTTTGGTGATCGTGATTTCGAGTTGGAAATTGGTATGGGTCAAGAATGGTTGATTGGTGATATGAATTTTACTTGTGTCCTATATAGAATAGATAAAAATAAAATAAAAACCGACGACGTTTATGGTGAAGCAGTAACTGACGGGATTAAATTTTTACCACCCGTAGAGTTCAACGCTTATGTTGGAATTGCGTCACCTGAAAACAAAATGCTTGGTTCTACTCGTATGGATCAACTTGAACCTGGTAATATAACTATGTCAGTTTATTTAAAGACCCTTGAGGATTTAGATATTGAAATAGATTTTGGGGATTACGTGGGTTACTACGACAGTGAGAATTTTGTAAGATACTATACAGTTGTAAATGACGGTCGTGTAGTTTCAGATATAAAACACACATATAAAGGGTTTAAACCTTTTTATAGAACAATAATTGCGGCTCCTGTTGGACCAAATGAATTTAGAGGATTATAATGGCATTACCAAAAAAACATCCAGTAAAACCTTCAATACCTTTATCTTACCCTAAAACTCTTTTACCAAGAAGAGAAGAGATAAAAGATATGATAACTAAGGACGGCACATACCTTCCTAAATCATTATTACATGCAGATTTAGATGGTGGTTTTTTAGAATTTGTAAAAAATACTTTAAAAATTTCATCAGAAGGAAAAACAGTTCCTGTTGCGGATATTCTTATAACAACACAAAACTGGTCTCAGTTTGTTGAAACTTGGGATTTTCAAAACATAGATAAAAATATTGAACCTCCGTTTGTTACGGTAATTAGAAATCCTGAAGTTAAATACGGAAATAATCCTGCGGTTATGTACAATATACCAAACAGAAGGATGTATTATTATATGGAAGTTCCTACTTGGGATGGTAATAGAGTTGGTGCTGACATTTATAAAATACCACAACCAGTCCCTGCCGATTTCAAATATACGGTTGCAATTGTTTGTAATAGAATGAGAGAATTAAACTCATTTAATAAAAAAGTTTTAGAAACGTTTGCGTCAAGACAAGCTTATCAAGTGATTAAAGGACACTATATTCCAATTATAAATGATAGTATGACCGATGAATCAGTTTTGGATTTAGAGAAAAGAAAATACTACATACAAAAATATGAATTCACAATGATGGGGTTCTTAATTGATGAGGATGAGTTTGAGGTGTACCCTGCGTTATCAAGAACTTTTCAAATGTATGAAGTCGATCAAAGACCTGTTAAGAGACATCAGAAAAAACAAATACCGGTTCAACCTGAAACAATTACTCTACTATACCCTGTTGATAATTTATCTCAAGAATACTTTTTTGAATATACATGTGATTTGAGTTTTGATAATTCCGATAACTTAGAGAGTTACTCAGTTTATATTAATGATCAGTATTATGGTGATAATGTTAATAAGATTCAAATCAACACTAACGATACTTTAAGGGTTGATGTTGTTAAGCAAGTAAGTGCTGCGGGATCTTCAGTATCGTTCACACAATTTTTAGTTTAACTTTCTCCGTAGATATCTTTTTTTTCCTTACACTTTTCAAGTATTAGGTTCTCTAAAAATCTATACATTTTAATACCTCTTTTGTCACAATACTTTTTTAAGACATCGTGAACTTCGGCGTCAATTTTTAGGTTTTTTATCTTCTTAGGTTCTTTCATAACGGTGGGCAGAAAAAAGGCAGAATAAAATCTTACCAAAATATAAATAGTTTGTATAATGTAAAGTTTTTACTAAAAACTCGAATATTTATAGGTAAAATAAATAAGTAAAGACATTTTAAACATGGCAACAAACAGTAAAGTTTTCGTTTCACCTGGTGTTTATACTTCTGAAGTAGATTTGAGCTTTGTTGCTCAGAGCGTCGGGGTAACAACATTAGGTATCGTAGGTGAAACTTTGATAGGTCCAGCTTTTGAACCGATTTTTATTACAAATTTTGATGAGTTCCAAACAGTGTTTGGGGGTACTTCACCAGAAAAATTTGTTAATACACAAATCCCAAAGTATGAAGCGGCTTACATTGCAAAAGCATATCTACAACAATCTAATCAATTATTTGTAACGAGAATCTTAGGATTATCAGGTTACGATGCAGGACCATCTTGGTCAATAACAACAGTCGCTAACGTAAATCCATCAACAATCGGTGTTTGGTGTTTAAGTTCAGTAACTGATCCGTCAACTTGTATTACAACATGTGTTGACCCTAAAGAACTTACATTTACAGTTCCATTTACCGCATGTACAAATTCAACAACAACAATAGGTTTCCAAGCGGATTTCCCTTCAATTATACAAGATATAATTACAGAACAATATGAAGAGTTTAATGGTGGTACTTCCACATTAGAAACTCAAATTAATAACTTAATCTTTAATGTAATAACAAGTAACAATCCTTATCTTGCTGAAGATGAGCAAATTGCGTACTTTGGTTCTATTGCAACTGATGATTATAACGTATTAAATGGAGCTGGTTGGTCGGCAGAAACAAACGTATTTAATGTACCTTCCGTTTCTTTAGACGATACTGATTTATCATCCCCTTTCAATGACTCTTGGTATTATGCGTTATTTAATAACAATGGTAACACAAATTACTCAGGTTATTCATTCTCAACATTGGTTTCTGGTTTAACGGCTTATTACCCTAACCCAACTCCAACACCACAAGCATCTTCATCACCAACACCAACACCGTCGGCCGCTGTTCCTTGTATCACACCATCACCATATGTGTCACCAACACCAACACCTACACCTGTTAACATTGATTGTTATTCAGGAACAATTGTTGGTAAAATTTATTACTACACAGGAACATCATATGTTGATTACGATAATGTTGTTGTTGCGACTTTAAGATCAAGAGGTATTGCAACTTATACAAACTCAACTAACCCAGCGTACTCAGTAACTGCAACAACAGATGCTAGTTTAGATATGACGGGTAAATACGTTGGAGTTCTTAAAAACCCATACTTAACATTCGCAGTTAACTGTACTGATAAGTTTGGTCAAAACTTTACATTTGAAACTTCATTGACACAAAACGATCCTGAGTATATCAGTAAAGTATTTGGAATTGCAAACTTCCAAAAACCAAGAATTGAGGTTCCTTTATTTAACGAAGAAGTATTCCAATCATGGTTGAACTACTCTTGGAAAAAAGGATATGTTAGAGGTTTAAATCCAAACTTTATTGAATTAGAATCGGCTCAAAGTGGTGACGCTAACTCAATTGGTTGGTATTTGGATAGATATCAAACACCTAATTCACCTTGGGTTGTATCTGAATTAAGAGGTAATAAAGTTTATGACCTATTTAGATTCTACACAATTTCTGATGGTGACGCAGCAAACACATTGGTTAAAGTTTCACTTGTTAATCAAACTTATAACAACTTAACGTTTGATGTATTAATCCGTGATTATTTTGATACAGACGCAAATCCTGTAGTTATTGAGAAATTCACAAACTGTACAATGGATCCGGGACAAAATAACTTTATTGCAAACAAAATTGGTACGTTAGACGGAGAATACGCATTGAACTCAAAATATGTAATGATTGAAATGAATGAGGATGCTCCTATCGATGCTCTTCCTTGTGGATTTAACGGGTTCAACTTTAGAAATTACGCAGGAGCACAATCACCATTCCCAATTATTAAAGGTAAATACGACTTCCCTGGTGAAGTAATCTACAATCCACCATTTGGTTTATCTTCAGGTAACGATAATTCGTTAATAAGCCCGGGAGATAATGTAAGAAGAACTTACTTAGGTATCTCAAATAATTTAGGTTGGGATCCGGCATACTTCGAATATGTTGGTAAGAGAAATCCAAATAGTACTTGTGATATTGATGGTTTACCATTCAATTACAGATCGGCAGGTTTCCACATGGATGTAAATGCAAGTGGTTTAACAATCGGACCTGAGTTCTCAACAGCGGGTGATCAAAGATTTATCTGTGGTAACTCATCATTCATTGCTGAACCAGAACTTCCAACAAACGCTTATTATAGATTGTTCGCACGTAAATTTACTTTCTTAGTACAAGGTGGATTTGACGGATGGGATATCTATAGAGAATGGAGAACTAACGAAGATAGATTCCAAATCGGTAGATCAGGATTCTTATTCGGAGCTTGTCCATCTACAAGATACCCACAAGCAACAGGTTGGGGAGCATTTAAAGAAATTTCTTTAGGTGATGGAACTCAGAACTTTGCTAACACCGACTACTACGCATATTTGTTAGGACAACAAACGTTTGCAAACCCTGAAGCGGTTAACATTAACGTATTTGTTACTCCAGGTATTGATTATGTAAACAATAGTAACCTTGTTGAAGATGCGGTTCAGATGATTGAATTCAATAGAGCTGACTCATTATATATTTGTACAACACCTGACGTTGATATGTATGTCGCAACAACAACAGGAATTGATGTATTCATATACCCAACTGAGGCGGTTGACAACTTAGAGAACACAGGGATTGACTCAAACTACACAGCAACTTACTATCCGTGGGTATTAACAAGAGATAGTGTGAACAACACACAAATCTATATCCCACCTACGGCTGAGGTAACGAGAAACTTAGCGTTGACAGATAATATCGCGTTCCCTTGGTTCGCGGCGGCGGGTTACACTCGTGGTATTGTTAACTGTATCAAAGCTCGTAAGAAGTTAACTCAAGAAGATAGAGACATCCTTTACGTAGGTAGACTTAACCCAATCGCAACCTTCTCTGATGTAGGTACCGTAATTTGGGGTAACAAAACTCTACAAGTAAGAGAATCAGCTCTTGATAGAATCAACGTTAGAAGATTGTTGTTACAAGCTCGTAAATTGATATCTGCAGTATCTGTAAGGTTATTGTTTGAACAAAACGACTCACAAGTAAGACAAGACTTCTTAAACGCTGTTAACCCAATCTTAGATGCAATCAGAAGAGATCGTGGTTTATATGACTTCCGAGTTACAGTTTCTTCAGATCCTGAGGATTTAGATAGAAACCAAATGACAGGTAAGATTTATATCAAACCAACAAGATCACTTGAATTTATCGACATCACATTCTACATCACTCCAACAGGAGCATCGTTTGAGAATATATAAGTTGGTTTATTATTCATACGAAGGGGGGACGAAAGTTCCCCTTTTTTATTTAGGTGATATTTATTAATATGAATTACAAAAAAATTGTTAAAGAAATTATTTCTGAGATTATTCACGATCAGATGAAACCCACAATGAAGTATTATGCTTTTGATTGGGATGATAACCTTATGTATATGCCGACAAAAATTTATCTATTAGATGATAAAGGAAAAACTGTTGGTATGTCTACGGAAGATTTTGCGGAGTATAGAACTGAGATTGGTAAAGAACCATTCCAATACGAGGGGCATACTATTGTAAATTTTGATAAAGATGCCTTTAGAGACTTTAGAGTACCGGGAGATAAGGCTTTTATTAGTGATGCTATGAAAGCAGAAACAGGACCAGCTTGGAGTGACTTTGTTGAGGCGGTTAATAATGGGTCAGTATTTTCGATCATCACAGCAAGAGGACACACCCCTTCGGTACTTAAAAATGCTGTTTACAATCTAATTAAGAAGAACAAACACGGATTAAGTGAAAAAGAACTTGTTAAAAATCTTAAAAAATATAGAGATTTAGCAGACGAAGAAGATTTGTCTGATGATGAATTGGTTAGAACTTATTTAGATATGAATAAGTATCATCCTGTAAGTTTCGGTGAAGGTTCAGCTGCGAATCCTGAAGAACTTAAAGTGAAAGCAATGAGAGAGTTTATGTCATATGTTCAAGACTTATCAAGAAAATTACAAGAGAAAGCCTTTATGAAAAATAAAATAAGTAATTACTTTATACCTTATATTGGTTTTTCAGATGATGATTTAAGAAACGTTCAAGCAATGAAGAAACATTTTGATGATGAATTTGGATTAGATATTTATCATACAGGAGGAGGAAAGAAAACTAAATTTGAATAATAACTGGGACTAGTTAAGATATAATTTGAAAAATAATTGAAGTAAATAGAAAAAATTTTATTTCATAGTATTTAT